TTGGTCTGTGTTCGAGCAAGCACACATGACACTTGAGATTGAGACTACCCGTGCTATTGCAGCACAAATTCTACGACATCGTAGTTTCACATTCCAAGAGTTCTCTCAAAGATATGCACAGAGCAATGAACTTGGACAGATTGAATTACCAGACCTAAGAAAGCAAGATTTAAAGAATCGTCAGAACTCAACTGATGATCTAGATCCTTTTGTAAGACAAAAATTAGAGGCACAAATGATTACTCTATTCAGTTCTTGTCAATCATTATACAATCAGATGATTGAAGAAGGAGTTGCAAAAGAGTGTGCTAGAATGGTATTGCCATTATGCACTCCTACAAAAATCTATATGACAGGTTCTTGTCGTTCTTGGATTCATTATATTAATCTAAGATCAGCACACGGAACACAAAAAGAACACATGGTTATCGCAGAGGCATGCCGAAAGGTGTTTACCGAACAGTTCCCTTCTGTGTCCGAAGCCCTTGAATGGGACTAAATAACTTTACAAAACTTAAAAAACTTATGCCCACATACCCAGTAATACATAAAGAGACAAAAGAGAAGAAAGAACTCTCTATGACTATGAAAGATTACGAACAATGGAGAAAAGACAATCCTGATTGGGATAAAGATTGGAATGCTGGAGTTGCATCAACTCAAGAAATGTTTAAGTGGACAGGAGAGGCAGCATCCTCTGGTTGGAATGAAGTATTGGATAGAGCATCCAAGCAACCAGGTTCAACTGTTCGTAAAAATAGAGACTATTCATTCTAATGCCAGCTAAAAAAAGAAACGGAAACGGAAACTCTTCGGGGATTGGTAGCATGAGTGCCAAACAACTAAAAAGAAAGAAACCAATTAATACTGATGCGATGGTTGATATAAAACCATTAACAAAGAATCAAGAAAGGTTCTTTGAAGCATATGAAAATGGTAAAAATATTTTTGCCTATGGTGCAGCAGGTACTGGTAAAACATTTGTAGCATTATATCTTGCTCTTCGAGATGTATTAAATGAGATTACTCCATATGAAAAAGTATATGTAGTTCGTTCTCTTGTATCAACAAGAGAGATTGGATTCTTACCAGGTGATCACGAGGACAAGTCATTCTTATATCAGATTCCATATAAGAATATGGTTAAGTATATGTTTGAGATGCCCTCTGATCAGGACTTTGAGATGCTTTATGGTGCACTCAAAACTCAAGAGACAGTTGGGTTTTGGTCTACTTCATTCATTCGTGGAACTACAATGGATAATTGTATTATATTAGTTGATGAAATGCAGAACTTGAATTTTCATGAATTAGATAGTATAATAACAAGAGTTGGTGAAAACTGTAAGATCATTTTCTGTGGTGATGCTGCACAAACTGATCTTGTCAAGACCAACGAAAGGAACGGAATCTTAGATTTCAAAAAAGTTATTCTATCAATGACTAATGATTTTGAATCTATTGAATTTGATATTAATGATATCGTTCGTTCTGGACTTGTCCGAAATTATCTTCTTACAAAAATTGCTCTGGGTATGTAATGTTTAAACATTTAGATTATTTAAAAGGTGAAACTGACTTAGAAGCAACGAGTATAGATGGAACTCGTTTTTACAAAGTTCCATCTGGGAAGTTATATCCATCTATCACATCAGTTACTAGTTTCTACAATCGTGAAATATTTTATGAATGGAGAAAAAGAGTTGGTGATGAAAAAGCAAATAAGATAACTAGGGAATCTACATTTAGAGGAACTAAGTATCATGATTTAGTTGAACACTACTTAAAGAATGAAGACATTAACAAATTGGAAAATGTTCTTCCCTCTACTAAGTTTTTATTCTTACAATCTAAGAAACTTCTTGATCGTATAGATAACATACATGCTTTAGAAAAATCTTTATATAGCGATTATTTTGGTCTTGCAGGCCGAGTTGATTGCATAGCAGAGTATGATGGAGAACTTGCAGTAATAGACTTTAAGACTTCAACTAAAATTAAACCCGAAGAATGGATCGAGAACTATTTTGTTCAAGAGACAGCATACGCATGTATGTACTATGAAATGACTGGTATTCCAGTTAAAAAATTGATCACTATTATGGTAGCTGAAAATGGAGAATGTAAAGTCTACGAAAAGCGAGACAAAGGTGAGTATATTAAACTTCTTACCAGGTACATTAAAAAATTTGTCGAACACAAAACAAGAGAATATGGCAACTAAAGTTGATGACATCATGAAGGAGAAGTTCCTTTGTCAATCAAGATTTGCAGAAGAGGTAGAAAAAATAGTTAAAGATAATAACTTTAACTATATTGATGCTATCATTACTTTCTGTGAGGAAAATAAGATTGAATTAGATGCTGTATCAAAATTAATTTCAAAGCCTTTGAAAGAGAAATTAAAGTATGATGCACAGCGTCTAAACTTCATGAAAAGAACCACACGTGGCATTTTGAAGTTATGACAGGATTTGAAGTTTACAAGATGTATCTTGCTCTGAAACTTCATTTTACTTCCGACACTTACGATTATTTCCAATATGGTGGAAATGCTAAGGCATCACAGGTTTCTTTTGACCAAAGAAGAGATAAGTTCTTTTTTGTCAAACTCTCAAGGAAGTTCAAGGACTTCGAGCTACGCGAATTTTTTGTAGCTAACTTTATCGAAGAAGACAAAGTATATCCTGCAACTCTTGTTAGAGAGGGTGCCAAGAATTACGCTGAGTACACCAAACGCAAAGAATCTCTAAGTTATAAGTTCAGAGAAGATTGTGAGACATTACATAATGAATATGAGAACTTTGATGACCTGTTCTCTGGCAATCCGCATCCCCCCTTGCTAAAAGCACATTTAGGTGGTAGAATATGTATTGAAACACTTACTATCTTTAACAAAATCTTCCAATATATCCCACAATTTGATAAAACAATCAAAGATGAGATAGTCTGGAAGCCACTTCGTAACAAGGTAGTAAAGTACGAACCCTTTCTACAAGTAGATACGGGTAAATATAAGAGTATCATTAAAGCACAGTACGTATGACTTTCTTCAATTCTGACATAGTTCAAGAAGAATTGCATAGAATGCAAGAACTTTACCTAGAGATCAACAAGATGGGATTACTCCTTTCAGTAGATCAGAAAAAGGAACAGTTGGACAAGATGATAGAATTGATAGATCTTCAACAGACCATGTACATGCGTGTTACACTCTCTGACGACCCAGATGCACAAAAGATGGTATCTCAGGTGCGTGAGGCCGCAAGGATGGTAGGACTGTCTCCAAATGATGTAAACCACACATTTTACGATAGACTTCGTGACAATGTGCAGAAAATGATTGAGGAATTAACTAAATAATACAATGCCATTACTAATAATCGTTGGCGGTTCAGTCGCCATTGGGGTTGCACTTGCCCTTTATATACTTCGTAAATACAACCCACACACATGATCTTACCTGGCACTACCGTTAAAGTAATTGACGAGAATTCAATATATCGAGGATATGTTGGATGTGTTCAAAGAGTACAAGGAAAGAAGGCAGCAATTCTAATGGATCACCATACCCCTTGGGATAAGATGATCACCTTTAGAATTTCTGAACTTGAGGAAGTGACAGAAGGTTTCCAATACTACCCAAAGAAAAAGAAATGAGACTAGCCGTACTTTGTTCTGGAAATGGAAGTAATTTTGAGAATATAGTGCGAACGTGCAGATCTGACGAAGTTGTGTTAATGATCCATAACAAAAAGAAGTGTGGAGCAGCAAAGAGAGCAGATAAGTTAGGAATACCTCATTCATATATCGAATCTACTGATGAAATCAATATGATTCGACTTATTCAAGCATGGAATGTAGACCTGATAGTATTAGCAGGTTGGATGCGAATTGTTACAAAAGATTTCATAGAAGCGTTTCGTGGTAGAATAATTAATGTACACCCTTCACTTTTACCTAAGTATAAGGGGTTACATGCAATAGAACAGGCCATGAAAGCAGGTGAAACTGAAACTGGTGCAACTGTTCACTACGTAAACGAAGAACTCGATGGTGGTGAGATCATCATCCAGTCTAAAGTACCCATTTTACACAATGACGATATTAAATCACTCACGAAAGCCATACAGAGACGTGAGTACGCAATCCTACCAGAGGCTATTAGACATGTTAAGTCAAAATTACAGGAACCGAATAGTGGATATATGCTGCAGGATGATATCTACCGATGGGACGGTAGACTTAAAAGAAAGGATTTGGATGAACAAGCTATGCAGCAACAATAAATCTGCTGCAGCACTTGCGGGTGCTTTATTATGTCCTGATTATGTACCACATGACTATGAAAAATGATCTTTGGAAAAATTATAAAGAAGCACTATGGGAAACATTTCCCGACTTTGAAAGAACTGATCCTCTCTGGGCAGACTGGACTGGTCGAAAAGATTCAAATTTAAAAGCAACGGTATACACACATGAGCACTTTATCAAAGCAAGGGAAGTTGACATCTGGGACGATACTTCTTCTATCTACAATAACATTCTTTACCCTAAAACTGGGAGTAACCTTCCCTGTTTTGGTATGGATCTTATGGGATTTAGCAAGAATAAGGTAATTATCGTCTTTGACTTTCAACATCCAGTAGAAAACTATGTGTATGAGGTAGAGAGTTTACCA